ACAATGTGTTTAGGGTGTGGAGTTGTTACAACGGTGTATTCGTGGTCAGTATCGCTTTTGTGATACCCAACATGCTTTATGTTTCCGTTGTCTTGCTGTGTTTGAGCACCATGCTTTACAACATGTTGAACAGCAGCCCAATTCATGTCTCTTTCAAATGAACGGTCTCCTGCATGTGCTAAAGGCATTGCTTCCATGCTTGTTATGATACAAAAAAAGACCCACTAGCACTTGGCTAATGGGTCTTTAGTAATTGCTACTTGCCTAAAATCTTCTTTGCTTGGTCTGACTTTATGCTCATGTAGCCAGTTTTTCTTGGGTTCATGCTTCCAGGCTTTTTAAATCCTGTTCCTTTTGGCATGTTATTTTGTCTAACTAATAATGCTGCTTGAACTTTATCTAAATGCTTACCCACAGGTTTTCTCCTTTTGTAGAACTGTAAGTCTAACAGAAAGCCCTCCTGTCACCAACACAGGAGGGCTTTCTACTAGTTATGCTTTTGGAAAAGATTTGAGCCATTCTTTAGCACGAGGGGTCATGCCCTTCCATGCTGACCAATCTTTACCACCATTGCTCATGTAATAAGCAATTTGGGCATTTGTCACAGGGTCTAGAAGCATTGCATTAGACACCATGCTGAACTTGTCTCTACGCATGTCTCCCATTTTCCCAATCATGTTTATCTGAAAGAGTCCATAAGAGTTATCGCCTGTCGCTTCATTACCATTGAAGGCAATAGAACGACCACGACTTTCACGCATAGCAATAGCCCATGCTTGGCTCAAGGCTTTACCCTCAAACCCAACTTCCTTTAGTAAGGCTTTCAATTCAAGTTTTGAGAGTTGAGGCTTTTGTCTCAACGCTTCCAACTTCTTTGACGGACTTACTTTCAAGGCTTTCTCGACTGTTGATTGGGCGGGTTGAACTGGCTGAACAACCACTACCTTCAAAGGTTCAAGTGCTTTAGCAATTGCAAAACCGCTAAAGAACAATGAACTTGCTACTGTCATAGTTGCGATAACAACTACTTTTTTTCCGCGTTTTGTTAGTTTCATAGTTTCTCACCTTTCCCCAAAGTAATCATTTACTGCTTCCGCAGCATTTGAACTTTGGTGACGGAGACGGTGTAGATACCGCTCTGTCGTTGTGATTGACTGATGACCCAAACGCTCTTTGACCTCATGCACATCTACCCCACTCTTTAGGAGTTGAGTAGCGTTGGCATGTCTTAGGTCATGCGTTCTTGGATACCAACCAATACCTGACTTTTCTATGGCTTTGTTCCAAGTGGTTCTCCACTTGTCACGACTGAGGTGGCTTTGGCTAAGGCTTTGGTCAAGGCTTTGGCTTTGACTAAGGCTTTGGCTAAGGCTTTCTCTGCCTTTTGATTTGTCCTTTCTGTATTGTTTGCGATACTTACTGACCGCTTCTTTACACAGGTCACACCTACACCCACCGACATTGTATGAATACGGAGTTGCGTGTTGGAATACTCTACTTCCAACGGTGTAAGGCTTTTTAGTCCTTTCCAATTGACTACCTGTGGTCACTATTTTACCAAACTCTAGCACTAAGGCTTTGGAGAACAGCAAATCATTAGCCCCTAATTTTCTATCCCGAACATACTTCTTTAGGGCTTCATTGAGGCTTTTGTTGATGATTACTGTGCGTTTATGCCCGTTCTTTGTTGAAGGCACAACGAGGAAACGGCTTCCATTGTTCAAGGCTTTGCCTACATCACTCACAGTTCTACGAACATAAACTTCTTTTGACTTGAAGTTGAAGTCTTTTACTCTTAGTTCTGTGGCTTCTCCAAATCGGCAACCTGAAGCAACTAAGAATTGAGCAAACATCTTTGCCCCTTCAGTTTCTAGGGACTCAACAATTTTTTTGAAATCTGAAGGCTCTAAAGAACTTGTAGGGTCTGCTTTAGAAGTCTTTATCTTTATGCCATGCGTGGGGTTTGCGGGGATTTGTTCTTCCTCAACGAGTTGCCTAAACACAGAACCCAACGCTGTCTTTACATGGGAAACTGTGGCAGGACTTATACCTTCGGAGAGCAACTTCTCTATAAGTTGCCTAACATCTTTACGAGTTATGCCTGTTACTTGTCTATGCCCCAAATAAGGTAGGGCATACTTCTTTAGAGTTATGGCATAAGTTTTCTTTGTTATTACACGAACATCTGTTCGGTTGATGAGCCACTCTTTTACATAGGCTTCAAGGGTTGTAATAAGTTCGGGGTTAGTTGAGACTATGCCTTCCTCTGCGAGCAGGGCAGAGTTCAAGGCTTTGGCTCTAGTGCCATAAGTTCCAGCACTCTGAACCTTACCGCTTCTGCGGTAATAGCCTGTATGCCGTTTATTTCGGGTAACTACATACGCCATTTGAGTTCCTCTCCTCAACCCCTATGTTACCAACGAGTAGGACTAAAGCCAAGTTACTGATGAGTAACTTTTGGGCACAAAAAAAGGGGAACAAGTTGCCGAAGCAACTCGTTCCCCTTCTAAGTTATTTAGAAGTCTGAACCTTCTTTAGAAGGAACAGGCTTTGTCTTTTGTCTTGTCGTTATCCACTCGTTGATTGTTTCCTCTTTCCAAACAGGTGTTCGTTGAAAGTAGTGGTCAGGTTGAGGCATTGACTTATTGCTTAGATAAGTCTTTAGAGTATCTCTAGTCAATCCTGTCTTTTCAGATACTTCGTTAGTAGTAAGCCAATCCATAGTTGTTGTCCTTTCTTTATAGGCTATCAAGGTCTTTAGAGGCTACCAGTAATGCCTTTTGGCTTTCTATTAGATTGCCTAATGCGTCAGCCGTAGTTCTCATACCGAACATGAACGCATAGATGTTCTCCATGTTTTCAGGGCGATAACCCTTTTCAACTAATTCAAGAAAGATGTCGCTTGATAGTTTCAGGCTGTGAGACACCATGATTAGTTTTTCTGCTGTTAGTTTTTCTTTCGTAGTATCCATTAGATACTCCCTTCTATAGAAGTTGATAGGGGCAAACCAACTGCCCCTATCAACTTGTTGGTGAATAGATTATTTGCCGTTGAAGGCTTTGCGAATTGCGTTGAGTTGTTCCTCATACGCCTTTGCTTGTGCTTCCCAATACTGTCGCTGTGCTACTAGGTCTGTAATGGCTTTTACAGGGTCAATGCCAGCAGAGATAAGCGGTGTTGTTGATACTACAGGCTGTGTTGAAGGCTTTGCGATTGGCTTTGCCTTTGCCTTTTTAGGTTTTGATTTGTGATTGCCAGTTTTTCCGTTATGGACTCTACCGACATGGTGTGCTGTTGCTTGGAGATTTCTAAACAACATAAAGCACTTGTTACAACCAACGGCTTCAAACTCTGTGCCGTCTATGTTATCAGCGAATAGGACTCGGCTCATTGACGAGAACACTCCTCCGCTTGGAGAAGGCATAAGTTCTCTAGCAATTAGAGAGTAACCTTCTTTTGTGAAGTCTGATGGTGATGATTGTGGTGTTGCTTGTTTGATTATCAGATTTTGTGATTGGATTGGACTACCTCCTTCCTGATGTATCTCGGTGATGTGTGGTGTTATGCCGTTTTGTTTTGCGTGGCGTGTATAAATAGCGTAGAAGTCAGCAGGATACATACCTCTTAGTTTGCGTCTTGTTGCTTCTCTATCGCCTTTTGTAGTTGCGTGTAACGCTTCCCAATCAGCAGGGTAACGCAACTTCAACTCTCTGAAAGAGTCACGCCAAACTTTAGACGCAACTCTTTTCTTAGCCAACTCTTTTTTGCGTTGTAGTGTCTTGTTAGACATTTGTATCACTCTCCTTATGTGTTTGTTCCGCAACAATCTTTACAAAGAATTGCTCATCAGTTTCTATGTAATCGTTGATGTAATGTTGCGTAGCCTCTAAGACAGTTTCATAAATTGAATTGTCTTTTAGGTTCTTGTCGTTGATAGTGATTGGAACTTCCGTTGCCAATTCCACTAGGTAATGTTTTATTGCCATGTTGTTGCCTCCTCTGTTATGTATAACCTCAGGTTATCTTGGTTTATTCCTTTATTCAACTTCGGGTTGATACCTTCTAAAGAAGGTTGCCCAGTTATTAGAATTACAGTTTCGTAATCCATTAGTTTTGCCATAGTGCTTCGTCATAGGCTTGTTCATAAAGAACTTTGTTTATGGCTTCAACACAATGGGTCTTTGAGCCATACAGAGAGTCGTCACCATTACGACTACCAATGAACTCACCTTTATCGTTGTAGTCGTGGTATCCCCACGCCCATAGTTTGTCCTCATTTCGTAAGACATAGATACGCTTGTCTTGTGATAGGTAACTTCCCCCACCTTTTTTATTTGGTTCTCGTTTGAGTTGGAGGATTGGTAATTCACGCAACACTTTCTTTCTCCTCCCATAAAGATTGTTCTGTTTCGTCTAAAGAAGTCTTACAATCAGAACAGATTTCCTCAATGCGACCTTCGTAGTTTTCATCAGGACACTCAAAATAGTTGTCGCACTCGTTACAACAATGGTGGTCAGTAGTTCCCCAGTAACGAGTCTTTACATCACAGGTGAAATCATCACCTTCCTCATCAACTGTTAGTTCGCCACCTTTGAAAGAGTAAGTGCCGTAGAAACCAGCACCTTCATCATGGAAGCGATAAGTCATTTCTAAAG